AAAACGCCTTTGACGGCAACGTGCTGACCGTTTGCACCCAGACTTCGCCGAACGGCAACATTTCGGTCGATTACGGCACAGACGACCCGGTTTACATTGGCTCCATCGGTGTTTTGCCGGGGGTCACTGGCACTTTTAACGCTGTGTTTGAGTATTCCCTTGATGGGATCACATGGAGCACTTTGCTTGCGCCTGGGGTGACCTCCTGGGTCAACGGGGAGTGGATCTGGTACGACATTGAGGCCGGTCAGACGGTGCAGTATTACCGCATCCGAGAGACCGGTGGCAACACTTTGGTGCTGCGTGAGCTTTATTTCGGCAACAACTCGACCGAAATCACAATGGCCCGTCTGAACCGGGACGACTACACCAACCTGCCCAACAAGAACTTCACGGCCAACCAGCCCTTCCAATACTGGTTCAACCGGACGATCCCGCAGTCGGAGATCTACCTGTGGCCAGTGCCGTCTGATCCCTTCGTGCAGATGACGGTCTGGTACTCGCGCCAGATCATGGACGTTGGCGACCTGTACGGCGAGCTTGAGGTGCCGCAGCGGTGGTTTGAGGCGGTCGTCTTCATGCTGGCTCACCGGATGAGCCTGGAGTTGCCTGGGGTCGATGTGGCCCGCATCCAGTACCTTGAGGGGCAGGCCGACAAATACCTGGGACTCGCAGAGGCCGAAGAGAGAGACCGTTCGCCCATTTTTCTGGCCCCTAACATTTCAGTTTACACGCGCTGATGATTGGTTGATCCATGCCGATCTTCCTCGACACCCTCGGCTACTCTGACATCGCAATCGCAGTATGCGACCGATGCAAGATGAAGCGCCCGCACGCGGTGATGCGCAGCGACCCCAACTTTCCTGGCCTGCAAGTCTGCGACCAGGGCTGCGCAGACAACTTCGACCCCTATCGTCTGCCCGCTCGCAAAACCGAAAGGATAACGATTCGGTTTCCAAGGCCAGACGTTTCGGTTGCTGTTGATCCAAACAATTTGATGGCAGGCACGCCTTACGGCGGGTTGGTGCTTTCCACAGAGGGCAATACCGAGACGCCAGAAAATAACGGCAACCTTGACGGACTCGAAGTCCAGCCCTGAAATGCCAAACGTAACCATAACTCAATTGCCTGCTGCCGGCCCGATTACGGGTACGGAGTCGGTGCCGATTGTTCAAAACGGGCAGACGGTTCGCACGACTACTGCCGCCTTGGCTGGATCTCCGGTTCAGACGCAGACGTTTCTGACGCTCAATCAGGAGCCGACCCTGATCAACAGTCGGGCGCTTGCCGGTGGCACCGGCATCGGCCTGCTCGACGGGGGTGCGCTCTCGACCCTCCAAATCACGCTCAATGGCACCTCTGGGGCCTTGGAGAGTGCTGGTACAGGGATCATTGTCAAAACCGGCTCTGGAGCCGTTTCTGCCCGTTCTGTGGCGGTTTCTGGCACAGGGCTCGCCATCTCTGACGGCTCCGGTGTTTCTGGAAACCCGACGATTTCTCTGAATGGCTTGATTTCGGCCATCGCCCAGGTCGGTGGGACGGGTCTTTTGGCCTTTCAGAACGGGGCCACAGCAGGCGGGGTGATGATCGCCGGAACCGCAAATCAGATCAGTGTGGCCAACGGGAACGGTCAGGGTGGCAATCCGACCATCTCAATGGTTTCAGATCCTGTCATTCCTGGCACTGCCGGTATGGTCATCCCGATTGGCACGGCTGCGCAGGAGCCAGTTGGAGCCCCAGGACAGTTTCGGTTCAACAGCACCACGCAGACTTTTGACGGTTATGCGGCCGGGCAGTGGAGGCAGTTCTCTCAAGCCGGTGGCGTGACAACATTCAGCGCAGGATCTACGGGCCTGACTCCGTCTGCCGCAACGACCGGGGCCATCACCCTGGGTGGAACGCTCAATGTCTCCAGCGGTGGTACTGGTGCCACCACGCTGACCGGGTATCTCGTCGGCAACGGCACGAGTGCGTTCACCGCAGTTGCGACGATTCCCAACTCCGGGTTGACCAACAGCAGCGTGACCTACAACGGCGTCACGGTGGCCTTGGGGGCGTCTGGCACGATCACTGCTGCCAATCCCAACACTTTGACCATAGGAACTGGTCTGAGCGGGGGGAGTTACGACGGGTCAAGCGCGGTGACGATTTCCATCGACTCGACTGTCGTCACGCTCAATGGCACGCAGACACTGACCAACAAGACGATCAGCGGCGCAAGTAACACGCTGTCGAACATTGCCAATTCAAGCCTGACCAACAGCAGCATCACGGTCAACGGAAGCACCATTGCTCTGGGTGGATCTGCCACCATCACGGCCAGCACGACCAATGCGCTGACCATTGGAGCCGGATTGACCGGAACTTCGTTCAACGGCGGTTCTGCGGTCACCATTGCAATTGACTCGACCGTGGCCACGCTGACGGGCTCGCAGACGCTGACGAATAAGTCGATCAGCGGGGCGACCAACACGCTGACCGATATTCCGAACGCCGCGCTGACGAACTCTTCGCTGACCATTGGGACGACAGCCATCAGCCTGGGTGCGACCAGCTTGACCTTGGCCGGGCTGACATCCGTCACGGTCACGCAAGACCCCACATCGGCCCTGCAACTAGCCACCAAGCAGTATGTTGACTCTGTGGCAGAGGGGTTGCATGTGCACGCCTCATGCGCCGCAGCAACGCCAAACACCCTGGCCTCGCTGACTGGCGGCACGGTGACCTACAACAACGGCACCGCTGGTGTCGGGGCCACCCTGACGCTTTCTGTGGCGCTGACCACGTTGGACGGCTACACGCTGCAAAACGGCGACCGTGTGCTGGTCAAGAACGAGGCAACTCAAGCCAACAACGGCATCTATACCTGGGCAACTGGCGGAACCGTTCTGACAAGGGCGACCGACTTTGACACTGCAATTGAGATTGCAAGTGGCGACTTCACGTTCATCTCAAACGGCACCTTGTATGGCGACACCGGGTGGGTTCAGATTGAGCCCGTGACGACAATCGGCACTGACCCGATTGTGTGGCAGCAGTTCTCCGGTGCTGGAACGTACACCGCAGGCACTGGCCTGACGTTGACCGGATCTCAGTTCAGCATAACCAACACAACGGTGACCGCTGCATCTTATGGGGGCGCCAGTTCGGTTGCGACGTTCACCGTCAATGCTCAGGGTCAACTGACAGCGGCGGCCACCACCGCGATTGCAATTGATGCGAGTCAGATCACTTCCGGAACAGTCGATACTGCACGAATCAGCGGCTCTTACACTGGCATCACCGGGGTCGGAACGCTGACCGCAGGAACGTGGAACGCCTCGGCGATTTCTGACACTTACCTCGCAACCATCTCGACGGCTGGCAAGGTGTCCAACAGCGCCACAACTGCTACAAGCGCAAACACGGCCAACGCGATTGTTGCGAGGGATTCTTCGGGCAACTTCAGCGCCGGGACCATCACTGCCGCTTTGAGCGGTAATGCAAGCACTGCCACCACAGCCGGGTCTGTGACCAACTCTGTCACGTTCAACAATGGTGGCTCGGGTGGTGCTTCTGGATCGACGTTCAACGGCTCTTCCGCGCTGACGGTCAGTTACAACACCGTCGGAGCGCCCAGCACATCTGGAACGAATGCCACGGGCACCTGGGCTATCAGCATAAGCGGCAATGCGGCCACTGCAACCACGGCCACGAACGCGACCAACACCGCCATCACGGCCAACTCGACCAACGCAACGAATTACCTGACGTTTGTGTCCGCCACCAGCGGAAACTTGCCACAATTGGTCAACTCGTCGATAACCTGCAACCCCAGCACGGGCCAGATCACTGGTGGTGTTGCTGGTGGCTCTTTCTAAGGAAGCATCATGGCCCAGACCGGCTTTACTCCCATCCTCACCTATGGCTCCACCACTGCGTCAAATACGCCTTCGGCTGGCAACCTGACGACTTCCGCATCTGGAGTGGAGTTGGCTGTCAACGCTGCTGATGGCAAGCTGTTTTACAAGGACAGCGGTGGCGTGGTTCAAGTTCTTGCGACCAAGGGAACGGGCGCCATTGGCGGGTCGAATACTCAGGTGCAATACAACAGCAGCGGCTCTTTGGCCGGATCTGCAAATCTGACGTTTGACGGCACCACGCTCACAGCAAACGCCCTGACCACCACTTCAACGGTGACGATCAACGGCGGCACCGCCAACGGCGTGGCCTACCTCAACGGCAGCAAAGTCCTTACCACTGGGTCTGCGCTGGTGTTTGATGGGACGAATTTGGGGGTTGGGACGAGTTCGCCTTCATCTTTTTCCGGGTACACAACTGTTTCTGTTAACAATGCCACAAACGGCGGCATCTATAACATCCTTGTAAACGGCACAGAAACAGCGCGGCTGCAAGCGTTCAGCGGGATTTTTAACGTAGCAGCCAAAGGTGCTGCTACAAACCTGACGTTTGAAACCAACGGCTCAGAACGCATGCGCCTCGACACCTCCGGCAACCTTGGCCTTGGGGTGACGCCGAGTGCTTGGACTGTAAAAGCGGTTGAAATTGGAGCCAAGGGCACAGCAATTTGGAACCTCAACCAGCAAAATGCGTCCTTTACTTGCAACGCCTACTACGACGGCACACTGAGGTACGGCGGCACAGGTTTAGCAACCCAATACCAACAAGCGGCTGGCATCCATTACTGGTACACCGCCGCCTCCGGCACCGCAGGCAACGCCATCACTTTCACCTAGGCAATGACGCTGGATGCGAGTGGGAATTTGGGGGTGGGGACGAGTTCGCCAAGTTTTGCGCTGGATATTTCCCAAGCGGCTCCACGCATTCGTCAAACTGCGACAACTGGTACAAATAGTAGTTTGATTCAGTTGGTCAATACTGGAGGAACTGCTTACATTGGACTTGATAACAGTGTTGCTGGAATTGCATCGACCTACGCACTGGTCATGTACCACGGCGGAGCATATCCAATTTGCTTCTCTACGTCAGGCACCGAACGCGCCCGCATCACGAGCGGGGGTGATTTGCTGGTGGGGACGACGAATACTTCATCATCTGCCGGAGTTGGCACAAAGATTCGTTATGACGCATCATCGCCTGACATTTCGATTGTTTGCAGCACAAGCACAAATTCTTTTAGTGCATACAACCTTTATTCAACGGGTGCTGGCGGATTTCGTTTTTACGTTGGGTTGGGCGGAACGGTTTATGCAACAAGCACCACAATCAGCGCCATCTCGGACCAGCGCCTGAAAGAAAACATCCGAGACCTTGATGTTGGCCTTGATGCGATCATGGCACTCAAACCCCGCAGGTTTGACTGGAAAGCAGGCAAAGGCAAAGACATCAAAGGCGACCGTGGCTGGATTGCTCAGGAGTTTGAACAGGTATTCCCTGACCTGATTGATGAGTGGAAAGACCCGGCACCGGAGGGTGAAGAACCATACAAATCAGTTCGTGCTGATCTGATCCCGGTGCTGGTCAAAGCCATCCAAGAGCAGCAAGCCCTCATCACCTCCCTGACCGCCCGCATCGCGGCGCTTGAAGCCAAGTAAAGGGCAAGCCACCGGCCCGTGACGGTGGCGTCTGAAGGAGAAACAGAATGGGCAATACCAAAGAACCCCAGACTGTCAGCATCGACGGCAAAGAGTACAGCTTGGACGACTTCACGCAGGAGCAAAAGGTGATGCTCGACCACTGCTTGGACTTGGATCGGAAGATCGCCTCTTGCCAGTTTCAATTTGACCAACTCAGGGTGGGCAAGGACGCATTCTTGAAGATGCTCAAGCAGTCCTTGGACGCATCCGGTGAACCCGCAGGACTGACGGATTGATCATGACCACCATTGACGCAACTGATGCACGGCTATCAACGCATGAGGAAGTCTGTGCTCTTCGATACGAGCAGATCAACGCTCGACTCAAACGCATTGAGGCCATCATGATGAAGACTGCCGGTCTCATGCTTGTGTCAATGGCTGGGACGATCTTTGCGGCGATTTGGATCACAAAATGATTCCAAAGGACAAGCTGCAACATTTGGCTATGGGAGTGGGTTCTGCGGCCGTTTTGGGCGCGATCCACTTCCTTCCCTTGGGGTTGGCCATTGCAGTCGGTGGAATCGTTTTTGGGGCCTTCTACGAGTTCCAACAGTGGTATCGCAAAGAGGGCCAGCCTGACGTTTGGGATGCTATTGCAACGGCTCTGCCCGGTGTGATTGCCGGGGTGGCTTTTGAGTTAATAAAATGATCGACCCCATAACCGCGCTTGCTGCTGTATCGTCAGCGGTCAACCTCGTCAAGAAGGCGGTCAAGACTGTTCAGGATGTGCAGTCTTTGGGGCCAGTTCTGGGTCAGTATTTTGACGCCAAAGCGCAGGCAATTGAGGTTGTAGAGAAGGCCAAGACGGGCGGGTTTAAGGGGTCGGCACTTGGCAAAGCGTTGGAGCTTGAGCTTGCTCTGGAGCAAGCTCGGGAGTTTGAGGAGCAGGTGAAGATGCTCTTTTTCCAATCCAACAAGATGGACGTCTGGATGAGAATCACAGCCAGGGCCAAGCAGATGGAGGCCGATGCTGCCCGCGCCGAAGGTAAACGCAAGGCAGAAGCAAAGCGCAGGCAGTCCGAGATTGACGACATCATCTTAATCACGATCGCCGTCCTTATGTCAGTATTTGTTCTCGGCCTGACCGTTTACTTCATAGTTGAGATGGGGCAGCGGCATATATGACCGAGAAGCTCAACGCCAACAC